ATTTGTGGCAGACTTTAAATATATGCTTATGAACACAGCACTTGAAGATTTAATTGAATATGTAGAAAACACATTTCAAGACGATGAATTAAATGATTACATTGAAACGGTTAATTTTGTAGCTGGAAACATTTACAAACTAAACAAAGCTATTAATGACATTGAGGAAGAAATTATTTTTGGCGACCTTGATTTACAGACTGCATTAAAACTTGACAAATTAAAAGAATCATTAACAAAAGAAATAAATAAACTATAATGGAAGAAGTAATCCTACAACAGATAGAATCATTAGAATTGATTATGAAGCACCAACAAAGAAGACTGGACATTGCTACAAATCATTTAAAAGAATTAGCTAAAATTGAATCAAATTTTATTACCTTTGGTTCGTTATCATCAGAAGAACAATTAGATAAACAAATAATCCTATCACAATATTTATAATGAAAGAGATAAAAAGATTTGACAAATGGATGAGAAAAACAGTACAATCCATATATTACCACGACAACGAAAAAATGTGCAACGCTTACGAAAGAATTAATAAGAAATGAAATATAAAGGCTGGGTTATCCAAAAAAACGAATACAACTACGATAACAATTCATATATGAGTTATGAGTATTACAACGGCAACGATTGCGATTCTAATATAAGACATGCGTCAACCGTAGAGGACTGCAAAGAAAATATAGATTATTTAATTAATGAATTTTATTACTAATGAAAAAGGACTGGACAGTAGAAGAAGGATATTTATGGAAATATGGTGTTCCTAACGAAATAATAGTATGTAATTATTTTAGCACTAATAAAGTTATGGAATATGGATGGCATGAAAATGGCACAAAAGCAACATTAGGAGAATATTCAATAGGTAAATGGATAATTAAATTAAAACAATATGAGTAATAGACATCAAGCATTAGAATACAGCGAACAATATACAATGAACCATACCAACGAGGCAACCTATCAAGGCAATCAAAACCAACAAAGGTCGGAAAGCTGGTTCAAAGACAGATATGGCAAATTCACAGCATCAGAGATACACAAGTTGTTGGGTGTCAGAGGATTGGGAGAAACTGGAAAGACTTATGCGATTGAAAAGGCGATTGAGCAGTTATATGGACAGGTTGAAGATAGTTATCGTGGGGCAGATATGGCAAGGGGCGTAGAATTAGAACCACACGCATTCAAGAAGTTCCAAGAGTTTCATCCTGAAGCAACTGAATCATTTATGTTTCCTTATGGACAACACGCTGGAGCGTCGCCCGATGGCGTTGTAGGAAAAGATGCAATACTTGAGATTAAGTGTCCACGAGCAACTAAGTTCTTTAAGATTGTAGCTGATGAGAATATTGATAAGGAATACTATGCTCAGATGCAGATGCAGATGTTATGTAGTAATTCTGACAAGGCGTATTTCTTTAACTACTGCATCATTGATGGCGAGGAATTTCATCACACAATTGAAGTAAAAAGAGATGAGGAAATGATTAGTCTTATTAAAGAAAGACTTGAGGAAGCAATAGCTATTAAGGAGGACTACATCGCGAAAATCAATAGTAAATTACAAGTATAATGACACCAAAAGAAAAGGCAGAAGGTTTAGTTGAAAAATATGTTCGTATAACAAGAGAATATTATAAAGGGACTAAACATATAATTAATATTGAAGTCGCAAAAAATCGTGCATTAATAGATGTTAATAAAATATTATCAAACGATAACTTATACACGGAATTATTTATTTATTATTCAGAAGTAAAAAGAGAAATAGAAAAATTATAATGGCACACTATGTAACTGCATTAGATATAGCAAGTCAATTTAGAATAAGTAGACAAACAGTTGTAAAAAGGTTTGAGAAGCTGGACATCCAGCCATTAAACCTAAACCAAAAATTGTATTACTTAAAATCAAATATTGATTTGTTAAAGACGATGAAGAATCCACGCAATTTTATAACTCCTAATGAGAGATTTGCAATTGTAGAGTACTTCCTTACCCACCGAGATAACAGAGCTATGGATATAGAAAAAGTATTCTTCATACCTCAGCATAGAATTGATAGAATTTTAAGCGAGTATTTTAAAAATGATTTATGTATAACCGTACCAAGTAAACTAAACAAAGAATGAAACAACAAATTTTTATAGACGACATACACGAGTATGATTACGAATTAATAGGAAATCAGCACGTATTATGTTATAGTAATGGAGAGCAATGGACAAGTTTATACAAAGGTGTAGTTGCTTCTACAATTCAAGACGATGGCAATGGGTTATTACTATCACTTTATAATGAAGATAGATTAGATTATGCAGAAGCAGAAAGATTATTTGTACTTCTTAAATTGGCAATTCAACCAGCAAAATACGAAATAGCAACTAAAAAATTGATATAGTGAGCGATATAACTAAATGCAAAGGCACTAATTGTGACAAGCGAGAGTTCTGTTACCGATACACCGCAATGGAAAGTAAGTATTATCAATCTTGGTTTGTTGATGCACCGATAAAAAATGATGGAACTTGTGATGAGTTTTGGGAAATGAAATGCGAACATTGTGGTCAATATAATGGTATTCACAAACTTAGTTGCAAAACTGGAAAATTAACCGTACATTTGTAAGATGACAAGGCAAGACTACATCCGATTAAAGCAGACTAACCCCACCGAGCTAATATACATATATTACAAGGAAAAGTTTGATGGGTATAAACATAAACCTGAATTGAGTAGAAACGAACTTATGATGTACGTTCAGATGTACAACGATGTAAATTCTATACTTAATTATGTTGTACAGGAATATGATAGAAAATTTGATATAGTCTTGCTTATGAATACTAACGGACAATACATAAAATCATTATGAGAAACCACGAGATAAGTAAAGTCTTGCGAGAAGCTGGAATAAAGGAGCATCGGTTATGGGACAAGCCAAGACCAAAATGGGATGATTATGATTTCATAGTCTTAGAATGCATCAAGCGTGGATTGCCAATTCCCAATAAGAAAAGTGAAAGCGAAGTTTCTATTATTAGAAAAATAAAAAGATTAAAAGATGGCAAAGTATACGATTCAGTTAAATTAGCTTCTGAAGATAATGGAATAGGATTAAATCTAATATACGATAATTGCAACGGAATAAAAGAACAACAAAAATTTATATATATTTATGAAAAGAAAGTACAGTCCTTATCAGAGAGTTTTAAGAATTATGGAATTTTACCACAAGAGGGGCGTAAATAAAGAATTAGTGAACGAAGTTTATAGGAAAATTAACTTAATAAGATTAGAAAAATGATAACAATATTAGCTGCAATAATAGGAGTTGCTTGGTTCTTAATGGAATTAATTTACCATTATCAAGGAGAAATAACAATAGTTCCAATAAAGGGAATAATGCTCGGAGCGTTATATAATAGTGAGGAAATCGAAGAAGAAGATACCGAACATATCATCCAAATACTTTTTTTTGTATTTTCTTTCAATTTTATTTGGATAAGCCAAAATTAATATTTACATTTGTCAAGATAAAAATTATAAGATATGGATGCAACATTTATTTTTAAAGAAAGCGTACACGATATATATGATGAAGCTATCTCATTATTTCCTAATGATGAACAAAAGCAACACGAATATATGGTTAGCAAAATAGTTAAAATAGAATATACAGAAACCGCTGATGAAGGGTGCGGAATTAAATCCCTTTAATTAAATTTTATATGCTATGAGCAATAGAACACAAGTTTTCGCTGGAGGAAGTAAAAATCCAGCAACAAAGTTCCTCGATTGGAAATCTGACCAAAAAGGATTTTCTTATTACGACAAAGGATTAGGCAAAAATGTTGAAGTTCCGCTTCCATTTAAGTTTGTTTTCCTTGATGAATTATCAACCGTAAAAGGTTGGAATGATGCAAGTTCTTCAGGTATTTTCTCGAATGAAGTTAAGTATCTTTCTAAAGAGCCAATGACCGTTAAGGCATTTAAAGGCGGAGAGATTGCAAAAGGATTGTACAATGAGATTAAAGAACGTGTTAAAAATGCAGGTGGACACTACTCAAAATCTATCTACATTATGTTAGAAGATGGAGCATTAGCTAACATCCAGTTGAAAGGTTCTGCTACCCAACAATGGGGAGAGTTTGTAAAAGCAAATAGACAAAGCATTACTCGTACTTGGGTAAATGTAGCTACCGCTACCGAGAGTAAAAAAGGTAAGGTTGTATTCTCCGTACCAAACTTCACAATAGGTGCTGATATTGAGGATTTAGATGCGAGAGATGCTGATGCAAAGTTTGATGAATTAGAAGCATATCTTAAAACATATCTTGCTAAAGTTGATGTAGAGGACATTGATGTCGAAGCAGAGATTGAAGCAGTAGTTCCGTTTTAATGTACTATTTGTGCTTCCCATAAGAACAGCTATTTAGTCTTTTTTGATTACCCTCTTTTCGGAGAGGGTTTTTCATCCAATAAGACTTCAGTCTTATATTAATGCCAATGTGTTCATTTTTTTCAGCTGTTCATTGTTAATGAACATTACCTTTCGCTGAACAATAGACCCTAAAAAATGGGGTTTATCTAACGTTAAATAGTAAATTATGTAGTATATCGAAATAAAAATATTATATTTGTAAACGCAAGTGAGACTGCTAACAAAAATTATTTATAAGAGCCCGATGATTTAGGATGTCTCACTCCTTCTTTGTTGGGTTTTTAGTTTAAATTAATCACAATGGAAATATATAAAGATGTTATTGGTTACGAAGGAATTTATAAAGTATCTAATTTAGGTAATGTTAAAACGTTTCGGTATAAAAATGAAAGGCAAATGAAATTATGTAAAGATAAGGATGGTTATTTGCAACTTGGTTTAAGCAAAGATGGATTGGTAAAAACAGTAAAGGTTCATCAATTAGTTGCTGAATCATTTTTAAATCATAAAAGATGTGGATTAAAATTAGTCGTTAATCATATTGATTTTAACAAAGCTAACAATAAAGTTGAAAATTTAGAAATAGTTACCGCAAGAGAAAATTCTAATAGAAAGCATATAAAATCTTCTTCTAAATATACAGGAGTTACTTGGGATAAGAATAGAGGTAAATGGATATCTCAAATTTTTATAGAAAATAAAAAGAAATTTTTAGGCAGATTTGAAAATGAATTAGAAGCGTCAAAAGCATATGAGTTAAGGCTCTTTAAATTATAACAATATGAAAAGAATATTAGTGGCTTGTGAAGAAAGCCAAGCAGTAACAAAAGCATTTAGAAATTTAGGTTATGAAGCATTTAGTTGCGATTTATTACCCTGTAGCGGAGGTCATCCTGAATGGCATTTTAAAGAAGATATGTTTGAGGTTATTAAAAGAGAACCTAAATTTGATTTAATGATTGCATTTCCGCCTTGTACAGATTTAGCAGTTAGTGGAGCAAGACATTTTGAAAGAAAGATTGCTGATGGAAGTCAAGCAAAAAGTATTCAGTTTTTTATGGATGTAATCAATGCAGATGTAAAAAGAATTGCGGTTGAAAATCCAATAGGAATAATGAGTAGATTATATAAAAAACCAAATCAAATAATACAACCCTACTGGTTTGGAGATAAAGCACAAAAGAGTACTTGCTTATGGTTGAAAAACCTACCTAATTTAGAACCCACCGACATAGTTGAAAAGGGAGAGTTTAAAGAATGGAATGATAAAAAGACAAGTAAATTAAAAAGACAAGCATTATGGTATTACGAAGCATTATTAAAAGCTAAAAGTCCAGAAGAAAGAAGAACATTAAGAAGCAAAACATTTCAAGGCATAGCTAACGCAATGGCAGAACAATGGACAAAAAATTTATAGTATGAAAATATCAGTATTCAAAGATTTATTAAAATCAAAAGAAGTTCCATTTATTGTTCCAATCGAAAAGGTTGTAGCGAGAATAAAAGAAGGTAAAAGTAAAGACCTAATCGAACGCATACGCAATGGAGAGGATTTAAAAAAACAACTACCTTGTATCTTATTTGCTGGAGAGTTTAGCGAAAGAAATTCAAATGGATTGATTACTCATTCGGGACTAATGGTTGTAGATTACGACAAATACCCCAATAATGACGTTATTAACGAACATTTTGAATTATTGAAGCAAAATCCACACTTCGTATTATTATTCATTTCTCCTTCAGGGAATGGTATAAAAGGTGTTGTAAAAATACCAGTTGCTACTAAAGAAACACATCCAAAGTACTTCAAAGAATTTCAGAAGAAATTTGATTTTGATTATTTTGACATTGCTAATTCAAACGTGGACAGAGTTTGTTTTGAGTCTTATGACCCGAATATATATGTTAATTATGATGCTGAAATGTTTGATGCAAAGTTAGTTGATGAGGGTTTTACTATTTCAGAACGTGTGCCATTAGTTCCAATTACAGATGAAGATAAGATTATTGATAGGATAATGAAATTCAATTGGGGCAAAGGATTTAATGAAGGAGAGCGTAATGCGTTTGTATTTGATTTAGCTGGAGCGTTTTGTGAGTATGGAGTTAGCCAGTATACTGCTGAGGGATATATACTTAACAATGTAATCATTGGAGAGTTTTCAGAGCAAGAAGCTAAGACTACTATTAAGTCTGCATACCGTAAAAGGCAATTCGATTCTAAATACTTTGAGGATTATCAGAAAATTGATAGGATTAAACTTGACTTACATAGAGGTAAAGCAGAGGTAATGAAAATACACAACATCGATGAAGATACATTTGAAGATTTAAAAGTAGTAAGCGAAAACTCAAACTTTTGGTACTTAGATAAAAAGGACAATGTAAAAATTGATTCTTTAAAGTATAAGATATTCTTAGAAGAAAAGGGGTTTTATAAACACTATCCAAATGGAAGTGACAAACCAATGTTTGTGTACACAAAGTCAAATAAAGTAAGAGAATCATCAGTAGCAAGAATTAAAGATTTTGTTCTTACCTACTTACTTCAAGGAAAGCATATCGATGTATTTAATTACTGCTCAACTTATCATAACTTGTTTACCGAGCAATATTTGATAATGTTAGAAACGATTGATTTGATGATGCTCAAGGATTTAAAAGATGTAAGTTACATTCCATTCTCAAATGGTATTTTAGAAATCACTCAAACTAAAGTAGAATTGAAGGAATACTTTGAGATGGATGGGTATATTTGGGAAAGTCAGATATTGGATAGGGACTGGGTAAAAACAAAATCAAGTGACAATGACTATCAGAAATTCATCGAGAACATATCCCACAACGATTCTGATGCAATGAAATGTACGATAGGTTACTTACTATTAAATTATAAAAATCGTTCTCAAAACAAGGCTGTAATCCTTAATGACGAAATAATATCAGAATCTCCTGAAGGCGGAACTGGAAAAGGATTATTTGTACAAGGGATTGGTCAGATTAGAAGAACGGACATTATAGATGGTAAGCAGTACGATAGTAAAAAACAATTCTCGTACCAAACCATATCGTTAGAAACCAAAGTACTTGTGTTTGATGATGTTAAGAAAGGATTTGACTTTGAGAATAACTTTAGTTTGATTACAGAAGGAATTACATTAGAGAAGAAAAACAAAGATGCTATAAAGCTAAATGTTCACGAATCTCCTAAAGTAATAATCTCAACTAACTATGCAATCAAAGGAGATGGACACTCACAAGACCGTAGAAGGCACGAGCTGGAGATAGCACAGTATTATGGTAAGACATTGACTCCTGAGCAAGATTTTGGCAGACAATTATTTGATGATTGGGATATGGATGATTTCCACAGATTTGATAACTATATGGTTGAGTGCTTACAGACTTATTTTACTTATGGATTGATTGCTCAAAATAGTAAGAACACTAAATTGCGTAAGTTTATTGCGAGTACCTCTCCTGAGTTTAACGAATGGTCGATGGATAGTGAAAACCTACCGATAGGAATACGATTAGATAAGCAGATTTATTTGGATAATTTCAAACGTGATTATCCCGATTTTGCTCAATTCAAATTAACACACAAACGATTCCAAATATTTATACAGAAGTATTGCCAGTTTAGAGACATTAAATACGATGATGGCAATAGCAACGGAATGAAATGGTTTATGGTTGGAGAAGAAGGAACTGAAGAAGAAATAATGTTTTAATAAAATGGTTATGAAAATAAAAGAAAGATTTATAAAATGTAAAAACAAATACGATAAATATTACATATTGCCAATTGAAGATGATGCTGAACAATTAGTAAAAATAGCGGATGATTTTGCTATTGGTTTTGCAGAATATTTATTTAATAATTACATAAATGACGAAAGACACGCATTAGAAAATCCTAAAGAACTATTAGAAATCTATAAAAAATCATTATGACACCAAAAGAAAAAGCAATACAATTAGTAAACTCATTTGATGAGTTGGGTAGAGATTTTACAAGAGGAGTTTCTATGAAGGAATTTTCAAAACAATGTGCATTAATAGCAGTTGACGAATTAATAAAAGAAACTGGAAGTAAATATTGGTATAATGTAAAATTAGAAATAGAGAAGTTATGATAGAGAAATTCACAACAGAAATATCAATAAACACAAAAGGAGAAGCAATTAGATTTGCAAATGCGTGTTATGAAGTAGCAGAAGATTTTACAATTAATTTTTGTATTTGGATGTCAAAGCAAATGATAAATTTAGATACTGATTATAAAAAAGAACATTTTGAAGTATTATTAGAAGAATATAAAAAAACATTATGAAATACATATTAGTATTATTAGCATACGAGTTTATAAGGTCAAAAATGATTTGGCTATGGTATTATTTAATTAAAAAAGGAACAGAATGAAACAACCAGCAGTAGAATGGTTACAAGAAGCATTAAGTTTAACATTTGAACAAGAAATGCAATTTGAAGGATTATTTCAACAAGCAAAAGAAATGGAAAAGCAACAACAAGAGAAGCTATGTAGTTCAGAAGTAATACAAAGAATTAGAGCAAGTAAATCAGATGCAGAAGCAAGACGTATAATCAAAACAGTTTAAAATGAAAGCAACATTAGAATTTAATTTACCCGAAGAACAAATGGAGTTTAATAGAGTTAACCAGGCACTAGATATGGCTTGTGCTTTATTTGATATACTACAATTGCGTAAGACTTTAGAACGTAGATTTGAAAGTATAGACAATACTAATAACGATGTATTTGATGGCATAGATGCAATGGCAAAAGGTATATCAGATGCGCTTTATGCTCACAATATTGACATTGATAAATTGATAGAGTAATGAGTGGAGGACATTGGGATTACGTACAGTATAGATTTACAGATGTATCTGATGATATAGAAAAACTTATAGAGAAAAATGGTAAGCCTAAAACAGCTGAAGAATTAAAAGAAGAAAGATGGCACGATAATGATTGGTATGAAAAATACCCTGAAGATAAGTTCCATTACGAATATCCTGAAGAAGTAATTGATGAGTTTAAAAAAGGGGCTGAAATAATTAAATTAGCTCAAATATATATGCACCGAATTGATTGGTTACTATCAGGAGATGATGGAGAAGAATCGTTTATAACAAGATTATCAGAAGAATTGAATAAATAAAATAATGTGGCGAGTATCGGGGTGTCACTCGGTAGAGTTGAAAGGCTTTTGAGCCACATTATTTTTTAAAATATACACTATAATATGGAAACAGCAGTAGAATGGTTATACAATAATTTAAAATCACATTTTGAACACGATGGAGATTTACTTGAATCGGTTCAATTTAGTTTTGAACAAGCAAAAGAAATGGAAAAGCAACAGATTATTGATTGTTGTGATGTTTCTTATATGGATGGATATAATGATAATGGAAAACAAGCAGAAGAATACTACAATAAAACTTATAATAAATCCACAATATAATGGTAAAACTTCGTGATTATCAAGTTCGCATAGCTAATGAAGCTACTAAAATCCTATCAGAATGTGGATTTGTATATTTAAATTTGCAAGTACGTTTAGGTAAAACTTTAACTGCTCTTGAAACTTGTAAGTTATATGGAGCTAAAAAAGTTCTGTTTATTACAAAGATTAAAGCGTTTAGTTCCATTCAAGGAGATTATGATGCTTTTGGATATAAATATGACTTAACTATCATAAATAAAGAATCAATCCACAAGATAGAAGGCAATGATTTTGATGTAGTTATATGTGATGAATCTCACGGTCTTTTCGGAACATTCCCCAAGATTAATAAGTTTACTAAAATATATAAGAAAAGATTTCATAAAATACCTTCTATATCATTAAGTGGAACTATGTCGCCTGAAAGCTATTCTCAAATATTTCATCAGTTTTGGATTAATGACTTTGCTCCATTCAAACATTACACTAACTTCTACAAATGGGCGAATGATTACGTTAATGTTACAGAACAAAATCTTGGATATGCAAGAGTTAAAGTCTATAAATATGGTATTGAAAGTAAAATTTTACCACAAATACAACCGTATATTATAACTTTTACACAAGCTCAAGCTGGGTTCACATCCGAAGTAAACGAGCATATATTAGAGTGCGAGATGTTACCTATAACTTATGACATTATTAAGCGATTGAAACGTGATAAGATAGTGCAAGGTAAAAGTGGATTGATATTAGGAGATACTGGAGTAAAATTGATGCAGAAGGTTCACCAATTATCAAGTGGAACTTGTAAGTTCGAGGATGGCACATCGATGGTAATTGATTATTCAAAGGCAGAATTTATTAAATGGAAGTTTGCTGATGAAAAAATTGCTATCTTCTACAAATTCAAGGAAGAACTAAATGCCTTGCGTCAAGTATATGGGGCAGAAAACTTGACAGAAGATTTAGATGAGTTTAATAATACTTTTAAATGTATAGCTTTACAAATTGTGTCAGGTCGTGAAGGTATAAGTTTAAAAAATGCTAAGTATTTAGTGTACTACAATATTGACTTTTCTGCTACAAGTTATTGGCAATCAAGAGATAGGCTAACCACAATGGACAGAAATACAAACGATATTTACTGGGTATTCTCTAAAGGAGGTATTGAGAAAAACATCTATAAATCTGTGATGAATAAAAAGAATTACACTTTGTCGAATTTTAAACGTGAAAACATTTTGTAATTCAAAATAAAGTATTACATTTGTCAAATGAAAAAACAAATAGAATTTGTTCCATTACCTCCTGAATGTATTACATTTCAAAAGCGTGATTATTGGTTAGACCAACGCATCCAGCTGACTCCATTAGGAAAAGAAATTAGATATAGTGGGATTAGAATAAATGAGAATATGCCTAATAAGTACGGAAGGCATCATTGGATATATACATTTATTTATTTAGATGGAAGTGGAGTATTAGAGTTTGAATGTGATTATAACGATAAAATAAGTAAAAAATGAATGTATTAAGTTTATTCGATGGAATATCGGCAGGTCAAGTAGCTTTAGAAAGAGCTGGAATTAAAGTAGATAATTACTACGCAAGTGAGATAGATAAATATGCTATACAAGTAACAATGAAAAACTATCCAAATACAATTCAATTAGGTAGTGTTACGAATTGGATGAATTGGGATATTGATTTTACAACAATTGATTTGGTTATAGGAGGAAGTCCCTGTCAGGGATTTAGTATCGCTGGAAAGCAATTGAATTTCGATGATGAAAGAAGTAAACTGTTCTTTGAGTTCTCTGCTATTTTAGACACTATTAAAATATTAAATCCAAATGTAAAATTCTTATTAGAAAATGTAAGAATGAAAAAGGAATCTCAAGATGTAATATCTGAATATATTGGAGTAGAGCCAATAATAATAAATAGTTCGTTAGTTTCTGCTCAAAATAGAGTTAGATTATATTGGACTAATATACCAAACATAACTGAACCAAATGATAAATATGTAAAAATGGTTAATGTGCTTGAAGATGATGCAGACTTAAAATATGCTATTTCCGAAGCCAAAATAAAAAGAGTTTTAGAAACACAAAGAGGAAAGGGATTTTTTTATAATAAGACTCACGAAAAATGCGGAACATTAATTAGTGGATATTACAAACAACCCACAGATGGTATTTATGTTGATTTGGGATTTAAACGTAGATTAACTCCAACTGAATGTGAAAAACTACAAACTATACCCGTAAACTATACCAATTGCGTTTCTGACAGTCAAAGATATAAATCTTTAGGAAATTCTTGGACAATAGATGTAATTGCACATATATTTAAAAACTTACAATAATGCTTGAATCAGCAAGGCAAACACAGATTAAGAAGAAGCTCCAAGAAGATGGTTGGATTGTAGTGAAGCTCATAAAGACCTCGCTTACAGGAATACCTGACATACTCGCATTGAAAGATGGTAAAGCTATGTTCGTGGAGGTTAAACAACCTAAAGGAGTGCTATCGCCAATACAATCCCACGTTATAGAAACCCTCCGTACAAATGGATTTGAAATTAATATTTGGACTAAGTATAAAGAAGATTACCAACGCTAACTGTTAGGCTCGACATCTTAGAAAAAGGGTTAATAGTAAGGTCGGCAAACCAGTAACCCTGAAAGACACAGGTTGGTATGGAAGTCAGGAGAATGGCTCGGTAGTTTAAACTACAAGTAGGTTCGATTCCTACCCTGACAACTAAATTAAAATTATAAACAATGAAAGAAGAAGCAATGATTAAAATAGGAGCTATGATTGAAGTAGCAAAAAGAGAAATGGATAATGACCCATTTTGGAAGATTGGAGTAGCAGATGCACTCGTATTGATAGATGCTCAATTGAGAGAAATTGAAACGTTGGAATACATTTATAACTTAATACAAAACGATGATGAGTAACACACAAGGAGGAGTTCGAGAAGGAGCTGGAAGAAAGAAATTAGATTATCCATTTAAGATTATTCAAGTTAGAGTACCTTTAGAAATGGAAGGAGCAGTTAAAGATTTCATTAAAAAACTTAGAAACGAATGGCTTACAGCAAACACACAGTAGAAAAAAGACTCTCAATATGGGAGTACGCAGCAGAACAAAGAGAAGTAGCAAAAAAACTGTTAGAAAAGTGTAAAGAACGTGAAAAACAGTTACAAAAGGTGAAAAGTAGTTAAAATAAAGGCTAAACATTGAATCCTTTGTAAATTACCGACACTTGGGTGGATTTACATAAAGATACTATCAGTAATGGTAGAACGTGAGTTGCCTTGAGAAAGCAATGAGCCATAGCTAAGAGAGTAAAAACTAAATCCGACTTCTCTACTCACGTAATGAGTTCTCAGCAAGTAGTTAATCAGGTGTGAGTTCAGTAATCCTCCCAATTACACATCGAAAGGAGGTAGTTAACTACGTGACCCTACTCTTATCAGGGACTCTAATAAAGCACGGTGTCAATGAGGTATTGACTGATAAGAAAGAGGGTGCTAAATTATTAGTTATTACAGTTGATACCATACTGAGCAGTAAACAAGGTGTCCTAATAAAAAACCCCTAATAGATGTATTTATTAGGGGTTAACTATTTTACACAAATTTGTGCAAACTGTTCTTTGCGGTGATTATCGCCTTTATTTACCGCATCAATTAAATTTATCCTTCATTTCTAAATGAAGTTTGTAGGCTGAATTGCTTATCTCGTAAACTTGACCACAATCTTGACACTCCATTAATCTCTTGATAGTTCCCATAGCAGTAACTATATTTTTAAGCAAGATTACATTCTCACTTGAGCAAGATGGACAACTATATTTAAGATTACCGTTTATAACTCCAGCGTGAGTGTTTGGTTTAATGTAGTTCTGCATCGTTAAGAACACATCCTCCAATACAACTATATCGCCATCGCAGTAGTTACCCATTTCTTCAAGTGCATCAGGATTACCTTTCATAACTTCCTTCCACATATCAAATCCACTATGCTTAATCTTTGCTCCAACTCCTAAAAATTGTGCAATGTAATCCAGCTTATTGGAATTGAAATTAAAGCCACTTTTAGCCTTTTTAAGCGTATCTAATGTCTTGTACTGCGGAAACATTGAAACCCTATGAAATATGCAACGTGTTCTTATCCATTTGATGTCAAACCTATCCCCATTGTGTGCAATCATTTCATCAGCCTTATTAGCCACCGATATAAAATCAATAAGCATTTGCTTATCACACATATCTTTATCCCACGTTAATCTATGGATTTTATCTTCGTGTTCCCACTTATAAGATATACATATAATTTTACGCTCATCGACAATGCTATCGGGGTGTATAGTTAGATTATACCCAATCCTCCAAGCATATACAATATTAGGAGATGTTTCGATGTCAAAGAAAAGCCTTTTAATATGCTCTTGGTTTTGAACAATGTCGAAATACTTATTTTCTTGTTCGGGAGTTAGTCGATAGCGACCTTGTTTATTAATAGTAACTCCAACTTTGTTAGCGATATAATGGTTAAATCGATACCGCCTTTCAGCATTTTTTTTCATATTTTTTGTTTTTATAAGAGAAATCTCTTCCAAATATATGAATTTATTTCTTAATAACGCTTAATTTCTTTTCTTGTTCTTTGGAAATCATATATCTACCACTTTTATTTAGCTTTGCATCAATCTTTTTAGCAGTAGCATTGTCCATTCTGTACCTTCTGTTTGAGTTCTTTTTCATTTGAATCTATAAATTATATACGCAATTAGTGGAATTAATAACCATAACAAGATAAGAAATGGATTTGAAGTTTTCGTTATATCTTTAACTTTCCTATTTTGTGTTACTTTTGTGTCTTGTACTTTTAACTCGTTTTTAGCCACTTTTATATCTTTGACTTGTATAGTGTTGTCTTTTGTCTTTTTATACTTAATAGTCACATTTCTGTAACTTATACCGTTTACTACAATATCCTTGCAAGTGTCTAATGGAGTAATAGTAAA